ACGGATGCCCATATACGGAAACGCTATACCGCTGAACTGGCAAGGGTAGAGATGGTTATAAAAGAGGTGCAGTGAATGGCAGAAAGCAACGGAGATAAAGCGATAAAAGAAGTCAAGCATTATCTGAACGGGGCGTGGTACTGGAAAAAGAAACAAAAAATATTAGAAGAAAATATTGAATATCTGCGTTCGCAAGCGGAAAAAATGACAACAAAATTTCAGTACGTACCTGTCTTTGGTGGATATGAAGACCACAGACAAGATGTAATTGCAAAAATGATAGACAAAGAAAAAAAGTACCTTGATGCCGTTAAAAACTGCGAAGAAAGGGTTGAAGAAATCGAATTTTTTATAAACGGATTGGAAAGCTATCAGGAACGTATTGTGCTTGAATACCGCTATATTTTCTTTGTTGGCTGGCTGGATATATCTTGCAAACTGCACTATAACTTGCGTTCCGTATTTAAAATTCACAAAAATGCACTACATCACTTGTTAGAAGTACATAAAAGGATAGTTGATAACGGCGGTAAACCGCTGTTTTAAATTGGGCACTAAATGGCACTAATATATGTGCTATAATGGTATTGGTGGAAACAGGCGATGAACTCTTTTAAGATTTTCAAGTTCATCGTCCTGTTTTTTTCATGGGTTTTTACTGCAACGCTCCGCAGGTTTTTACCATGATTCACCTACCCTCCTTAAACGGTGGCGGTGGGAGTGAGAGCCTGCCGCCATTGTTTATGGGTAAATTGTATACAAATTAGATAAAATTTTAATTTAAGGGCGTTTTTCAAATGAAACCAAACATGGCTCTATTTAAGCGTAAAATCGTTTTTACGGCGGTTTAGTGCTTTTATGATAAATCATATTAGCGTATTGACAAAACACTGTTACAAGCAAAAATACGCTGTTAATTTTTTATACATCATGGATACTGGGTTTAAGCGTTGTGTTTTGTGCTGTATTTAACAAGCTTAAAATAGTTCAAAACAAATGTGTGTTGTGGGTGTACACTAATTTTATTGAAATTGGCTACAATTTATAGTTGATTAAATCATGGCGTTGTGATAAAATAAATAGCACATTTTAATAATTAGTTATTTTACCGCTATATCCTATCGGGTAAAGCGGTTTTTTGTCCTGTAAAAACAGGAGCATAAAAGGAGCGAAAAAAATGGAGCGGCTTGCGATTGAATATCTGCCTTTAAAGGATATTAAGCCTTACGAGAATAACGCAAAAGAACATCCGCAAGAGCAGATAGAACAAATTAAGGAAAGCATTAAGGAATTCGGTAACATCGACCCCATTGGTATATGGGGGGGGGATAATGAGATAGTCGAGGGACACGGACGGTATGAAGCGGCAAAACAGTTAAAATTGAAAACTGTTCCCGTTATTCGGCTTGATAATCTCACCGATGAGCAACGGAGAGCCTATGCACTCGTTCACAATCAGTTAACCATGAATACAGGTTGGGACGAGGTTTTGTTTGGTAAAGAGGTTGCGGAAATTGGCATGGACTTGTCACGTTTCGGTATTGATGGCGTGGCAGAAGAAATGCAGGAAGAAGCGGAAAAGTACACTAAAAAGGTAAACGTTCCGCAGTATGAGCCAACCGGCGAAGATGTTGCCTTGTGGGAATGTTATGATACACAGAAAACGGAACAGCTAATTGAGGATATAAACAATTCATCTTTGTCAGATAAGCAAAAAGAGTTTTTGCGAATTGCGGCATACAGGCACACGGTGTTTAATTATCGCAAGATAGCTGAATATTACGCCAATGCCGATAAGGAAATGCAGGAACTTATGGAAAACTCCGCCCTTGTGATTATAGATTATGAAAACGCCGTTGCTAATGGCTATGTGAAGCTATCACAACGGCTGAAAGAGATGTGCAGTGAAGTCTGAAAAATTTGCGGTATTCATTTTAACGCATGGGCGGGCAAACAATGTGATTACTGCAAAAACATTGCATGATTTAGGATATACAGGCAAATATTATATCGTTATTGATGATGAGGACGAGCAGGAAAGCGAATACAGGAAGATTTACGGGGACAAGGTAATACAGTTTTGCAAAAAGGACGTTGCAGAAACGTTTGATACGATGGATTTATCACAGGAACGCAGAACGATAGTATATGCCCGTAATGCTTGTTTTCAGATTGCAAAAGCATTAAATATTCGCTATTTTTTGCAACTTGACGATGATTACACGGATTTTCAATTCAGATGGATAAGCGGCGCTCACCTGCTCAATGAGCAGGTGAAAAACCTTGATGCCTTGTTTTCTGCTATGGTTGACTTCTTAAAAGATACACATGCAGATACAGTGGCATTGGCGCAAGGCGGAGATTTTATCGGTGGAGCAGGAAACGGCAGATTGCAACAAGAAGTTTTGCGGAAAGCAATGAACAGCTTTTTCTGTGATACTGAAAAGCCGTTCCAGTTTATCGGTAGGATAAATGAGGACGTGAATACTTACACAAGGCTCGGTTCGACAGGTTGGCTCGGGTTAACAATTACGAAATGTATGCTAACTCAAAAGCAGACACAATCAAATAAGGGCGGCATGAGTAATGTGTACTTGGATAGCGGAACGTACCTAAAGAGTTTTTACACAGTAATGCTAATGCCGTCATGTGTGAAAATCTGTGAGATGGGCGATACAAACAGGCGAATACATCATTCTGTATCTTGGGAGCATTGCGTTCCAAAAATATTAAACGAGAAATGGAAGAAGTAATGCCGTAAAATCGGTTGTATGGCATTTAAAATCAGTAACGCAAGGAAACTATCAAGTGGAAGATTAAAATGCAATACAGGGCGAAATAACGATAAACAACGTCAATTATAAGTGTGATACGAAAATGGAAAAGAATAAAAATAAAGGATATGAAAATTTAATACCGTTCACGGAGAGAAGTAAGGATGAAGTGAGAGAGATTAACCGCAGGGGTGGCATTAAAAGCGGTGAAGCAAGGCGGGCAAAAAAAACTGTTCGAGAGTGCTTAAAACTGTATTCTGAATTGAATGTGAAAGCACCTGAAATAAAGGTTGCACTAAAGAAAAGTGGAATCACGAATCCCGAAGAAATGACCTATTCAATGGCGATGGCGTTACAGTTTATGACATCTGCTATGAGGGGTAACAGCCAAATGGCAAGGCTCGTGATGGAGATGCTTGGAGAGGTTGACAAGGCAAGCGTAAACGTGAATGTGAATAACAATAACACTGTGAATCCTTTTGAACATCTAACGGAAGATGAACTGCGAAAACTTGCCGCAAAAGCAAATGTGAATGAATAAAGTAAATAAAAATTCTGAATAATATACAGTGAAATGAAAAAAAATATAGGGGTAAACACCAACGGAATGTTTTAATTATGCAAAATGAAGATGAACGGCTTATAGGAATAGGGGCGAAATGCGAATTGGCAAGGCGATTTTTTTATGATTATTGCCAATTAAAAGCACCGAAATTTTACAACAACGAATACACCAAAAAGCTATGTGATACGTTACAGAACTTTATTGAGAGCGATAACGATATTCTGATTATCAACATGCCGCCACGTGCAGGAAAGTCACGCACGATAAGTAATCTCATTGAGTGGATTTTCGGCAGAGATAAAACGATAAAGGTAATGACAGGCTCATACAATGAAACACTGTCAACGGCTTTCAGTAAATCTGTACGGGATAGCATACAAAAGGTAAAAGCCGACCCGTATATTCCTGTATATTCCGATGTATTCCCAAACGTGAGCATACAAAAAGGCGATGCGGCTATGAATCTGTGGTCGCTGAATGGCGGATACCAAAACTATTTAGCAACGAGCCCCGGTGGTACTGCTACTGGTTTTGGCTGTCAAATAATGGTACTTGATGATATTCTCAAGAACGCTATGGAAGCGTATAACGAGAACATCAAGCAAGCGCAATGGGATTGGTTCACGGGAACGATGCTTTCACGTTTGGAAGAAAACGGCAAAGTAATCATTGTAATGACGAGATGGGCTACTAACGATTTAACGGGGCGAGCATTAAAGCATTTTTCGGATTTAGGCTTGAAGATTGTACACGTTGTAATGAAAGCCAAGAACGATGATGGCAGTATGTTGTGTGAGGATATTCTTTCGGAAAAAAGCTACGAAATAAAGCGTAAAACAATGCCGAGGGATATTTTTGAAGCAAACTACCAACAAGAGCCTATCGACATCAAAGGCAGGTTATACAGTGGATTCAAGACGTATGATGGGGAACTTCCGAAGTTTAAAATGATAAAAAGCTACACAGACACCGCCGACACAGGGGCGGATTTTTTGTGTTCTTTCGTATATGGGGTTACGTTCAGTAACGAAGCATACATTTTAGATGCCCTATATTCGGACAAAGCAATGGAATATACCGAACCTGAAACAGCCAAGTTGTTTTTTAACAATAAAGTAAATATAGCAGTTATCGAAAGTAACAACGGCGGCAGGGGCTTTGCAAGAAATGTAGAGCGAATTTTAGGTGAATATGGGTCAAACAAGACGGTTATTAAATGGTTTACGCAACACAGCAATAAGATAAGTCGTATACTTTCAGCTTCTGCATGGGTTATGGAGCATGTATATTTCCCTATTGGGTGGAAAAACAGATGGCCAATGCTTTATGAAGCATTAATGAAATATCAGCGTCAAGGCAAAAACGAACACGATGATGCGCCCGATGCATTATCCGGGATTTATGATGATTTAGCGCAGAGAAAGTTTGAAGCAAAACAGTACTTTGCTAACTACAATCTTTAGGAGTAACAAATGAGTGAATTATCAAGAGCATTAGGAGAAACAGGAAACAAGCGGCTTGTAAGAGATGCTTTTTATGGTGTAGGCGGATTCGCTGATGGAAGTTATCTGTGCAAGTATGCGAGAGAAACAGATGACAATTTCGCTATCCGTCAGAAGCTGGCTTATTACTTCAATTACACAAAACCTATTATTGAGGGTGCAGTTGACCCTGTTTTCCGTGAATACCCAACAAGGACTACAAAAGCAAAAGACAACCGCTGGGATGCGTTTCTAATTGACGTTGACGGCAAAGGCACTGCCATTGATGATTTTATGGCAGACGCCGCACTGGATGCAAAACTGGACGGCAGTGTTTTTATCGTAGTAGACAATGCTATCAATGCTGAATCTACCAACGTAGAAGATGCGGTACGCAACAGGGAGTTTCCATATTTGTATCTGCTTAATTCTGACGATGTTATTAGTTATGTGGTAGACAAAAAAGGAAAGTTGATACTGATAACATACAAACAGCAGTATGATACAGTAGAGGAAGGGCGCAGGAAAACTATTACAGAGCAATGGACATGGACTCTTGATAGTTGGAAATGCGTTAAAGAGGGGCAGGAAACGGAAGGAGTTAATCAGATAGGGGAAATACCTATTATTCCTCTTGTTGGGGCAAAGACGGAGAAGCGAAGTCAAAACGCACTTACTCCACAAAGTGATTTCCTGCATATAGCACGAATAAACAGGGCAATATATAACGCCTGCAGTGAGTTGAGATTACGCAACCGCTCGCAGGCGTTTTCTATGCTTACCTATCCTGTACCCGATGACGAAAACCCCAGTGCGTATAAAGAGTTTCTGACAGGCAGTAATAACGCATTGCTTTACAAGGGCGGTACACCCCCGTCATGGATAACGCCCGACCAAGCACCATCTGACATGCTGAAAAACGAGATTGATATGCTGGTTGAGGGCATATACAGAATGGCAGAACGTGCCAGTGTGACAGGTGTACAGGCACAGACAAGCGGTATTGCAAAAGAGTGGGACAACCTTACTCGTATGCAGAGTATATCTGCGTTTTCCAAGGTCTGCCAAGATGCGGAACACAAGATAGCACATATTTTCGGCTTGTATATCGGCAAGGATTTAGATGCGACAATTATGTATTCGCAGGATTTCGGCATTGTGGATAAAACCGCAGAACTGGACGCTATCACTTCTGCACTTGATTTGGCGATTGGCGGCAAGTTTGATACCGAGATAAAGAAAAAAGCAGTAAGAATCCTGCTCAAAGAAATTGACGATGATGTTATTCAAGATGTTATCAAGGACATTGAAAGCCGTGCGGAAGATATGGACTACTCACGGCAGGACAATGATAAGACACAGGATAACGACCAAGATGATATGACCGATGCAGAATGATGAATTTACCCGAAGCCTAAAAAAAATAATGCGTGAATACGGCAGACAATACGCCTTGCTGGCTGACCGATTAAGTCGAAAGATACTTGCCTATATGGAACAAGGGCAGACGATAACACAGGCATACAGGACGGCTATAAAAGAGGTTAATTTTTACAATCTCAATGCCGATGCCATAGAAGATGCTGTGTATGAATCTTGCCTAAAAGGATACGGAATAAAAGCGAAGCCGTTATTTGTTGCGGTTGAGGGTGAAGAAAAGATACGGCACAAGCTGATGGATGTTGCGTGGGCGCAGGATAAAATGAAACTGTCAACACGTTTGCATGGGTTAGATAACGTGCTTCATAACAACGTGAAAATGACAGTAAATAACGCCTTGCGAACGCATAAAACCATTAAGGCATTGGCTATGGAATTGTTTGATGGTTATAACTCGCCCGATAAGGTGCTAAATGATGCCGAGTTACCGAAGTATCTGAAAAAGATTAAACGGCTGACAACACGCTTATATAGTGGGGATGTTAAAGCCGCAAGAGAATCAAGGATATACAAGGCGGTAAGTAGGGATATACGGAAGTTGAAAACTCCTGCTTTACGTGCGGCATACCAACAAGCATTGGAAGCATCTGCAACGGATAAAAAGAGGGCGTTACAGAAGGCGAAAAAGATGCTGGAAACAGGGCGAAGTCAAGAAGCTGTCAATGCTATGCTGACCGCAGAACGTAAAGCGGCACTGGATAAAGCGTTATGGGTGGCAACACAGGAGAAAAGCAGATACTACGCAGAGCGTATTGCGAGGACGGAATCTGCGAGGGCATGGTACGAAGGACAGTTAAAAAACGCAAAAGATGACAGCGATATTTTCGGATTTAAGTGGATATTGTCTGCTTCACACTCACATGATGACAAGGATTGTGATTGCGATTACAACGCAAACGCTGATGTGGGGTATGGTAAGGGAATATATCCGAAAGATGATGTCCCCGAACTACCAGCACATCCGAACTGCATGTGCCATTTGAAGAAGGTGTACACATGGGAGATAGAAGAAGATTATGTTAATGGTGTAAGGGTTATAGCCGGAAGGTTTCAATGAGGAGAAGATTATGCTGATGCGTACACGCTCACCGACCAACAAAGCAATGACGATTTGTTTTACAGGATATAAGGAGGGTTATCATGACTATTGATGAAATTAAAAAATTTATTGAACAGCAGAAAGACGGCAAGGGCTATCTTGATGCGCTGAACGATTATCTGAACACACTGGCAACCGCTACAAAAGCAGACAAAGAAAGCATTAAAAAACTGCAAGACGAAGCAAAACAGAGCAAGGCGAAAATTGATACTCTTAATGGTAAGGTAGAAAAATTTGCCGATGCACTGGGCGTCAGCGAGGAATCTGAAACGCTGGAAGATGATATTGCAGAAGCACTTAAAACAAAAGGTGGCACTGGCGATGCTTCTTTACAGCGCAAGATTGAACGGCTGACAAAGCAGTTAGCGGATACGAAACAGAGTATGACAGCACAGTTAGATGCTGAACGCGGGAAACGGCACGAAAGCATGATTCGCAGTGCGTTAATCTCTGAACTGACCGCACAAAATGCAGTTGACCCTACTACATTGGTGGATATGTTCCGCAAAGATGTAAAAGTAGGCGAGGATGATTCTTTGGTATTCGGTGACAACAAGACCGTAAAAGACGGCATTTCCGCATGGTTACAGGCTCACCCTGTGTTTGTATCCAATAACCAAAAAGGCGGTGCCGGGAGCGGAAATAACGGCAATTCGGGCGGCGGAAATCAGTTGTTAGAAATGGTCAAATCTATGGGGAAAACTGCCGCAAACCCCGAAAGTGACCCATCAGCGGCATATTTTAAGTAATGAGGTGATAACATGACTTTGAACACTGTTGCCTATGAAGGCGCAAAAGACATTCTGTATTTACTGGACGATTACACTGCAATCAGTGTAAACGTAGGCAATACTGGCGTAACTGCTGGTGCTGACGGCAAAAAGATTGTAAAAGCTGGTACTGTTATTGGTGGCGTACTGGAAGATATGACACAGGAAGCGGTTGCGGCTGACGGTTCTACTGTTACCGCAGAAGGCATTCTGTATCACGATGTAG